AACCAAAGAAGATGGAATACAGACAAAGGTAAACTAGTGAAACCCCACAATTTTTATGTTGAAGATAACTTTATATCACCGGAACAATGTGCAACCTTAATCAGATTGTACGATAAAGCTCCGGAGGTTATCAATAAGGGAAAGTATAGTTATGTGAGTGTCAGTGACAGTGAAGCTGAACATATGCCAATGAAACATGAGTTGGTAGAGGATATATGGTTACGTCAGAGTATAATCGCTAACCAACTCGCAGGGGCAATCACACAGTGGGCTCAGATCTACAGATGGCCTGAAGGGTCAAAGATGGGGTTGCATAATGATGTTGCGAGTAGACATACTATGTACACCTCAGTTCTCTACCTCAATGATGGTTTTCAAGGTGGAGAGACGCAGTTAGAAGACGGTACTACCATTGCCCCTAAGACGGGTAGAATATTTTTTTATGACGGGATCAGTTACTTTCATAGGGTAAAACCTGTGACGTATGGTACTCGTTTTACATTAGCAAGTTGGTATAACAGGAAATAGATTATGATAGACGAAAGATATGATATAGTGGATACCGCCGATTATGAACTCCAAAAACTACTTGATGGAGATAAACCCAATTACAAGTTCCGTGAAGATGAACTGATTGCTGAGTTCACAAAGTATATTGATAAGACTTATGGTGGTCACTATGGCCAAGGCGGTCTCCAGTCTTCTGAAGTGATCGTTGACCGTGGTCATGGTATAGGGTTCTTTCTTGGTAATGTTGACAAGTACAATGGTCGATATGGTAAGAAGGGTGAACCCGCAGACCACCGCAAAGATATTGTAAAGATTATCCATTACGGATTTCTTGCACTGTATGAACATGACAGGTTAAATAATGAAGGTAAATAAAGAAGCCATGAACTTCGCAGTGGGTGATACTCTTATTGCCCTACCCATCAACATCGTTTTAAACTTCATCCTATTGTCCATATTCATGGGTCTAGGATGGGGGCCAGCGACGATCTCTGTGGTCATGACTGGGATATTCTTTGTTGCAGGTATCCTTCGTAAGTACATTGTGCGAAGGTGGTTCGATAAACATGCCTTTGAATCTGTTCCTGTTCGTAAAGCTGAACCTTGGCACAATAGACCGTAAGGTTATATCCTTATAACAAAATGATCTAAAAAAACATCGCCAGACGCTTGCATGTACTCCCAAATCATGAGATAATAGTACCCTATTGTGATGAGAGAGAGATGAAAGTTATGGCGTATGTAAGTCAAGAAGATAAAAAAAACCTATCCCCTGCGATCAAAGCAGTCCTCAAGAAGTACAACATGAAAGGTAGCATTGCCGTTCGTCACCACAGCGTCTTGGTTGTAAACATCAAGAGTGGTGCTTTAGACATCCTCGGTGCTTTGCCTGTCAGTGAGTATGGCCCCCGCGATTACGTTCAAGTCAACGAACACTGGATCAAAGAGAACTATGATGATGCCACTGTTGTTGCGTTTCTGACTGAACTGAAAGCTGCGATGAGAGGGCCAGAATGGTTCGATGAATCTGACTCAATGACTGATTACTTCCACGTCAGTCACTACATCAATATGAATGTTGGTACTTACAACAAACCTTACGTGTTGGAGGCATAAAATGAAAGCAATCACTTATATATCTGACCCAAGTCATTCATACCTGAAGGTTGATGTACGCACTGTAGAGAACCTTGGTTTCATGAACAAGATCTCGGAGTATTCTTTCTTCAATGACAAGAGCATATGGTTAGAGTGCGACTGTGATGCACAGTTGTTCTTTGATGCGTTAGATGAGAGAGGACTTCCTGAACCAACTATCTACATGAAATCCATTAATAGTCAGGGACGGTTCCGATTGTACCCACGATTCTCTGCGAAGGTTGCATGATTGATATAACTAAATATTCTAAGAGGTTGATTGCCACCCCTCTTAGAATATGAGATAATGTCTGTACGAATTGAGTTGAGAGAGTTAATATGTATAGTATTGAAGGTCGTCATGCCAAACCAGAGATCGTTGAAGAGTACGTTGCCCGTCTTATGGGTGCGTTGAACATTCATCGTTTCACTGCTCGAATTGTTATAGTGAAGTTCATGACTGAACTAGATCACTCAGCACAGGGTCTATGTGAAGGTGATACGACTTATGCTAATATTATGATCGGTAAGAAAGGTCAGACGTTCCTTCAACAGATGAAGGCCCTCGCACACGAAATGGTACATGCTCGACAGTTCCTACGTGGTGAGTTAGAAGCAGAAGGTGTATGGAAGTGGAAGGGTCGCAATGCTGACAACTACGCATACACTAACCAACCATGGGAGAAAGAAGCATATCGCCTTGAACGTGAACTCTTTCTCGATTGTTTCCCTTTTGAAAAAATGGTATAATGTTATGATTGATATTCTACTCCAATGTGTCGCGTATGTTTTTTGTGGTTTCATGTTTTACGGTCTATACCTTCTTGAGGTAGAGAAAGATTTACGTAGAAAACGAAGAAGAGAGGAGCGTGACCAATGAGATTGTGTGTCCATAGTGCAACCCCTGATGATTTTTCTACGACATTGATCGAAGAGAATTGGCCGCCCCATGAAATGGAGTATCGTATCGTGCAACTCGCCGAAGAACAGTATCCGGCTTTCGGTCAATTGTTTTTCCACGACTCCGAAGACAACCCTGCGTTAGATCTTGTTCGAGATGGACGCATCATTCACAAAATCCGATTTGAGTATGAGGTATAGTATGAACGGTTTCCGTAAGTTACAAGAGAGACTGACCCAAGAGGGTTGGTATGTTGGATGGGGACTGGCCTGTTGTCAGTCGTGTGCGTGGATGGACGTACCAGATACCCTGCCAGACGGCACTGAGGTCGATCTAACGAAGGTTTTGTTCAACCATGAACAAGATTGCGAGTTGGATGATGCCGAGGAATGTGCGGCGTGTCATGGTGAGGGTTGGTCTGAAGAGACTGACGATGATTGTACCGACTGTAACGGCACGGGTCTGTACTATATCACCGAAGATGGTGAACAACTTGACAAGGACTCCTACTGTGTATATCCCACCAACCCACCGGAAATACAGGATTATTCAACGTTCTGTTTCAACGGAGATAAAACGGGTGTAGAGAACCTGAAGGCAATTCTGCCCATAATAAAGGAGTGTGGGTGTGATATCGATTGGGACGGAAAGGGCGATCAACGTCCGACCATTTCTTGGTTACTCAAATGAGTTTAGATATGAAGAAATCTGATATGCACATATTCAATCTCGAACAAGAGTTCATGGATTGTTGGGGAGTTGTTGATGATATCGATATGTTATACAAGTACTTTGGTGATGATGAGTTCTTTATTGGTATGAAAGGAGAACATGCTGATAAGATAATGAATCTCATGGGAGGTATCCACGCGATGTACCAACTCAAGTTTGAACGAACATGGGGCACTTTCGAGAAGGTCTGTGCAGAATACCATAAGCGTGGACGTGCGATGGATAAGATCCTAGGGGATTGTTCCCCAGTCGAAGAAAAGACTTGATATCGACTGGAACGTATGTTATACTGATGGTCTATTGTGAGGTATTATTGTGAAATATTTTTCGTTAAACCATGACCAACACGGTCGTAAAATCAAAAGAAAGAAACCACAGGGAAGAGTATATGGGAAGTACAAGGCATCGTTTGAACCAATCGAATCTACAAAGACTCAGACGTATGCGGATATTCGAATGGCAGAATCCGGCAACTACGCGAGCAACGAAACCCGTACCTCCTTTACCACCAAAACAGAAAGACTCCAATACACGGGAACCCTAGTCAAAGGCATCTCAACGATGCACAAGTCTAATGCGGTACCTATTATAAACCAAGAGGAAGCTCTTGACCATGCGAGGATGAGAAGATAATGTATCAAGATGATGTAGAAGTATTTATGAGTATTGGGGGACAAGACTACCCAGTAGTATCGTGTTTGGATGTCCCTGCAATAACAGATGATGTTGACCCACAGATCGAACTGTATATGGACTTGATCACCGAAGAGTACCACGAGTTGCAAGAAGCATATAAGGAACAAGATGTTGTTGAAGTTGCAGACGCACTGGCAGACA